GAAATTGAAACCATGACGGGCAATCGGTTCATTGTGCGAGCAGGCGGTTCAGCTGCGCGTGGTGTTTCCAGGCCATCAACAATTCACCTGGACGAATTACGCGAAATGACAGATATTGAATCATTTGCTTCGTTGCGCTACACCCTTATGGCTGCAAACAATCCAATGGTCATGGCGTACACAAATGCTGGTGATTCTTCGTCGGTTGTGCTTAACCAATTTCGAGATCGGGCGTTGGCTTCGATCGCTGGCGTTGCTGATGACATTGGTTATTTCGAATGGTCAGCCCCAAGTGATGAAATCAGCGTAGAGAACGCAAGGCACGCCAATCCCTCAATGGGCACACTTATCCACGCCGATAATATCAAATCGGTTCTTAATGACCCGCCTGACGTCGTAATGACTGAAGTGTTGTGTCGTTGGGTCGTGGCAATCAATAGCGCGGTGGACGCCGCTTCCTGGGGTAACTGCCTGGATAAGTCAATCGATCTAGACATTGATAAATTGACCTGGTTGGCGATCGATCTTAGCCCAGACAGAAAACATGCCAGTTTGGTCGGCGCTCAGAAAATTGGGAACGAACAATTTGTGGTGAAATTATTGCATACATGGCAAAATGATCTTCAGTTGGACGACAAAGCAATTGCCAACGACCTGGCAGATTACGCCCGCAAATATCCAACCGAATACGTTCTTTACAGTCGCAAAACCAGCGCAGCAGTCGCCGCACGCCTGGCACCTGCTGGCATTCCAATTTTCGACATGGACGGCGTTTACCCACAGGCGTGTGATGAAATGTTGTCTGCGATCAATAGCGGTCGTTTGAAGCACAGGGGTCAAAGTCAACTTTCGGAAGAAGTGTTGGCTGCCGTGCAACTTCGACGTGGCGACGGGGGCTGGGTCATTGGAAGGCGGGCGTCACAGTCGGTTGTGTGCAGCGCCGTCGCCGTCGCGCTCGCGACACATTTTGCGACACGCCCAGAGAATGATCTTGACATCATGGTGGGTTGAACATATAAGCCTGACACAATTCGGGCATGGGATTATTTGATTCATTCACGCGCAAGGTTGAGGCTGCCGTTCCAGTCGAAGCCAGCAACGTGGACGCAGCTGCAATTGCGCCGTATTACAGTGAAGTAGGAAATTTATTCCTATTTGGCGGCGTAATTACGGCTTCGCGTGCCGAAGCAATGAGCGTTCCTACATGCGCCCGCGCGCTGGGAATTATTCAGACGGTTGCTTCACTTCCAATGCACACACGCAATGAGGCAACAGGTGAGAAGGTCACACAACCGCGCGTGATCAATCAGCCAGACCCACGAATCCCAGGCACAACGTTTTGGTCATGGATTATTTCAGATTTGTTTTTCTTTCCTAGCGCATACGCGTACGTTATGGAACGTTATGCCGACACAGGCAAGATTCGCGCAATGGAACGCGTCGCACCTGAACGAATCACCATTCAGACAAACGGAATGGGTTATGAAATTGTTTCCTATCAGATAGACGGCGCTTACGTTGACCCAGCCAACCTGGTTGTTTTTCAGGGCACGCAAGAAGGTTTGCTATCTCGCGCAGGTCGAACAATTAAGGCAGCCGCAGCACTTGAACGGGCTGCAATGAATTTTGCAGTCGAACCAATTCCGCAAATGGTTTTGAAATCCAATGGGACTTCATTGCCAGCCGATCGCGTTTCAAAGTTGTTGACCGCCTGGCGCACCGCGCGAGCGAATAAATCAACTGCATTTTTGAATGCTGACGTCACATTGGAAACATTGGGTTATGACCCAAAGAATTTGCAGCTGAACGAAGCCCGAAACTACGTCGCACTAGAACTTTCGCGCGCCTGCGGATTACCTGCGTATTTCACTGATTCCCAGCAATCAAGTTTTACCTATTCCAACGCCTTAGACAAAAGGCGCGACCTGGTGGACTTCGCGTTTAGAAATTACATGTCGATCATTGAACAAAGGTTAAGTTTTGCGGATTTTACCCCTGCTGGAAATCGTGTGTCGTTTGATTTGGACGACTTCCTTCGTGGCAATCCTTATGAGCGTGCCCAGGTTTACGAAATCTTAAATCGAATCGGCGCAATGTCGGTCGAAGAAATACGCGAGGAAGAAGACATGTTGCTATGAAAAAAGTCATCACACCCATGCAAATTACTGCGGCCGATTCAAACAGTCGCACAATTTCTGGGCGCATTGTTACGTTCGAAGAAACAGGCAATGCGTCAATCGGCAAGGTTCAATTCGCAGCTGGTTCAATCGAACCAACCGCAGTTTTGCTTAACCTAGAACATGACCGTACACGTCGAATTGGCAAAACGCTTTCAATTGAATCAAGCGACAAAGGCATTGACGCAACTTTCAAAATCGCGGAAACAACTGCGGGCAATGACGCATTGATCGAAGCGCAAGAAGGTTTGCGCGACGGATTCAGCGTTGAAGTTTCGTTTGACGAATACGAAACACTCAAAGACGGAACAGTACGCATTTTGGCTGGCGAATTAACTGGCGTCGCATTGACGTCAGAACCAGCAATCCGATCAGCGCGCGTGGAATCAGTCGCCGCAACAGAAGACGAAATTTCAGATTCGATAACCGAAACTGAAGCACCAACACCAACAGAAGGAGAAGACAAAGTGGAAGACACCGTCAAAGACGCTGCAACCGCCGAAACGGTTGAAGCCGCCCAGTCAATCACCGCAACTGCAAATGCAGTCGGTGGTTTCAAATCATCACCACGCATTGAAATAACTGCTGCGAAATATCTTGAAAACAAGGTTCTTGCTGCAACAGGTGACGAGAATGCACGTCAGTACGTTCTTGCAGCTGACAACACAACAGACAACGCAGGACTTGTTCCTACACGTCAGTTAACTGAAGTTGTCAACGGACTATCAACGACAATCCGCCCAAGCATTGACGCGATCTCTCGCGGTGCATTGCCTGACGCTGGAATGACATTTGAAATTCCTAAGATTACACAAGCACCAACGGTTGCTGTAACGGCTGAAGACGCAGCGTTTTCAGACACAGATCAGAACTCAGCGTTCCTATCAGTTGACGTTAAGAAATTTGCGGGGCAGCAAAAATTCTCCGTTGAATTGCTGACCAGAACTTCGCCCCTATTTTATGACGAGTTACTTCGTAACATGGTCGCGGCAATGGCTAAGGCGCAAAACTCATACGTCAACGGCATTTTGATTTCAAACGCGTCACTTGACGCAACAACAGTTGCAACTTATCCAACCGCTGCCGAATTGCTTGGCATTGTTGGACGTGGCGCAGCGAGCGTTTATGGCGCAACTGCGGGTCTTGCAAATCCATTTGCACGCAATATGATCGTGTCAACGGGTCAGTGGTCAAACCTCATGACACTGAATGACGCTGGTCGCCCAATCTATTCACAGGTTTCAAACCCTATGAATCAGGCAGGCGTCGCAGTCCCAACAAGCCTGACTGGCAACGTTGCAGGATTGAATCTCTACGTTGACCCAACAAACGGCGGCGACGGCGACGGAACAATCCTGGTTGTCAACCCTGACGCTTATACATGGTACGAAGGAACTTCATACCAGTTGCGCGCAGAATCAACCGCTGACGGTTCAATCACAGTCGGCGTCTATTCATTTGGTGCGGTGGCGAACAAGATTAACGCTGGCGCGTTCAAGAATAACAAGGCGTAAAGCCCACAAACTAATCATGCGGCGGGTTCTCCCGATCTCGCCGCAGTCGATCGAAAGGAACGCTCATGCCTAGTATTGTCACCGCAAGTCAACTGCGAACAGTGCTGGGCGTGAGCGTTTCGTTATACAGTGACAGTTATCTTGACGAGATAATAAACACTAGTGAAGCCGTAATTTTGCCAATGCTGGTGGCAAATACTTCAGCAATCAATTCATACAAACTTGAATCTAACGTGGCTTACTTCTACACCCAGCGCAGTCACCATTTTGTTGCTGGTCAATCGATCATTGTTGCTGGTTTGCCAGCGCCATTTACGGCAACCCACACAGTCGTAACCGCAACTGAGTATTCATTTACCGCTGCATTGACTTCATCAAATGTCACCTTGCGGGAAATCATTCCAATGGGTACGGCCACACTTTCAGGCTATTCAGCTGCCGACATTTATGCAAACAGTGCGCCTATCGAATCTGCAATTCTTGCGGTCAGTGTTGAAGTCTTTCAGTCACGCGTTGCAGCTGGTGGCCAGATCGAAGGCGTCGATTTTACTGCCACGCCATATCGCATGGGTCGCAGTTTGACCAACCGCGTTAGCACTTTACTTATGCCTTACCTAGATGTTGAAACGGTCGTGCAGTAAATGCCAGCCAATTCAGTCGCCGAAACCCGCGCAGCCCTAGCCAATTCGTTCAGTGCATTGGCCGCCAACATTTATGGGTCGGTTCCCGAAGCACCGATTCCACCTGCAATTGTGGTGGTTCCAGATTCGCCATACATGGAAGTTGTTTTAATTGGCAAGGCCAAAACCCAAGTCAAGATTAACTTTGCAATTTCAGCCATTGTTGCTTCCAATAGCAACGCAGGTTCACTTGATAACCTGGAAAAACTCATAATGGGAATTCTTGCGGCAATGCCCGCAGGATACGTTGTTGGACAAATCGAAAAGCCGACGGTTCTAGAAGTAGGACAGTCACCAATGCTGGTCGCCGACATCAACGTTTCAACTTACTACACACAGACAACATAGGGGACAAAATGCCAACGACAATCATTACTGGTCGCGATTTAGTCGTGACCATTGCAACCGTTAATTACGACGCGCAGGCGACCAGCGCAACACTTGCGAACAGTCCAACCGTCGAAACTTACCAAACACTTGACGGCAAGGCTTACAAGCACATTGACGACCAGTGGACATTTGACGTTTCAATGCTTGCTGACTGGGGCGCTGCAGGTTCATTGTGCGAGGCACTATGGACGGCTTGCGAATCAGCACCAAATACAACATTGGCAGTTTCGCTAACTGCAGTCACAGGCGCCGTTTTCGCGTTTAACGTTATGCCAGTATTCCCAGCAGTGGGCGGGGCAGCACCAGACGCACAAACCGTTGACCTATCATTCATTGTAGTAGGAACACCTACTGAAACCTTCAGTTAAAAAATAGAAATCGGGAGAAAAAATGAAACTACCAATAACAATTGAATACAACGACGGGGCGCAGGCGACCTACACGGCTGCGCCACCTGAGTGGGTAAAATGGGAGAAGCACACAGGACACACGATCAGCCAGGCACAGGAAAAAATCGGCATTTCCGATTTGGTATTTCTGGCCTATCACGCCATGAAGCGCGAAGCCGCTGGGAAACCAGTCAAGCCAATCGAAGCATGGACTGAAACGATCGCTGAAGTGATAGTCGGTGAAGCAAACCCAAAAGCCACCCAGTCGGAAGCCTAAACCGAATTGTTTGGGAGTTGGCCTTAGCAACCAACTTACCGAAAGAACAATTTGAAACGGCTGAGGACATTTTGACAGTGCTTGAAATTCTGGAAGGACGGGCAAATGGCAGCTGACGCGATCAGTTATGACAAGAATGAGTTGCGCGCCATTGTCCGTTCTTTCAAAGCAATGGACGAAGAAGCAACTAACCAGGCGAAGCAGGCAACCAGCGAACTGGCCACCTGGGTTCAAGGCAAGATTAAAGCCGCTGCGTCAAGCCGTACCCGTAACCTTCAGGACAATCGCGTTGCTGACGGTTCAAAGGTTTCAAAGTCTTCAAAAATTGGTGAGATTTCATTTGGCTACGCGGGACAAAAATTGAGTGGTGGCGCCTCAACCCAACAGATTTGGGGTGGCGCAGAATTTGGTTCAAATAAATATAAGCAATTCCCAGTCTGGTCAGGTCGTGAAGGTCGCGGTTCTCGCGGCTGGTTTATCTATCCAACCCTTCGAAGCGTTCAACCAGATATTGTCAAAAAATGGGAAGAATCGTTTTCTAAAATAGTTAAGGAATACAACTAATGGCTGGCAGTCGTACCCTCAAACTTTCAATCCTCGGTGACGTTGACAATCTCAACAAGTCGCTGAAATCAGCCAGTCAAGACGTTGATTCGTTCGGCGACAAAATGGGCAAGGTCGGAAAAATGGTTGGCGCCGCATTTGTGGCCGCAGCCGCAGCTGCAGGTGCCTACGCAATCAAAATCGGCATTGAAGGCGTCAAGGCCGCCATTGAAGATGAAAAGGCACAGACACAATTGGCACTGGCGTTGGAAAACGCTACAGGCGCAACACAGGCACAAATCAAGGCCACCGAACAATCTATCCTTCAAATGTCATTGGCCACAGGCGTTGCGGACGACGAATTGCGCCCAGCATTGGGTCGCCTGGTTAGATCAACGGGGGACATTACAAAGGCGCAAGATTTACTGGCCACCGCCCTGGATATTAGCGCCGCCACTGGCAAACCAGTCGAAGCCGTTGCAGTTTCACTATCTAAAGCCTATGACGGCAACACAACCGCGCTGGGCAGATTAGGCATTGGTTTATCAGCTGCGGAATTGAAAACAATGTCATTTGAACAGGTTCAAGGTCGTTTGTCAGATTTATTTGGCGGCGCTGCAGCCCGTAACGCTGATACCTACGCTGGACGAATTGCAAGAATGCAAATTGCGTTTGACGAAGCAAAGGAAACAATCGGTTTTGCGTTGTTACCTATTTTGGAAAAGATCATCAATTTCATAAATCAAAATGCGTTGCCAGTTATCAATGCGTTTTCAGGTGCGTTTAGCCTTAATGGTAACGGCCTGGGTGGAATCATTACCAATCTTGGAAACACAATTGCAAATGTTTTCACGCCAATTATTAACGGCCTAATCAAGGCATTTAATTACATCAAAAACGCACTAAGCGACAATTTAGAAGTATTCAAAACTTTCGGCAGTTACGTTGCAACGTATCTTGCGCCCGTCATTGGCACGGTATTGGGCGGCGCACTGCAGGTTGCTGGCAAGATTGCTGGTGGCATCATTGACGTCATTGCTGGCGTCGTTAAGATTTTGAATGGTTTGATTTCAGGTGCCGTTGCTGGAATCAATGCACTGATTGGCGCTTACAACGCAATTCCATTTCTGCCAAATGTTTCAAAGATTTCCACACCAACCGTCAGTGTGCCTTCGATCAAGACGCCAACGGTCACAACTTCGCTTCCTTCAATTCCTTCGATTTCAGCACCTTCCACTGGTGGCGCAGTTTCCAGCGGTGGCGGTGGCGGTGGCGGTGGCGTGGCAACCGCTGCAAAAACTGCGGCATTTGCAACGGCTGGTCTGGCGGCAATTCCTTCCAACTTCAACGTCGCTGGATTCCGCGCGGGTGAGGAAGGCGATCGAGGAACGACAATCAACGTCAACGTTTCAGGCGCCGTAGACAAGGAAGGCACCGCCAGAACGATCGTTGACACCCTCAACAATTCTTATTATCGCGGCACGGGTGGCGCAGGTAATCTTGCTAGGAATGCAGTCGCATGACACAGTGGTCGCCCGTTTGGCTAGTTGAAATTGACGGCGTTGAATACACTTCAGCGGTTTTGGCAAACCTGACCATTCAAAGTGGACGCACAAACATTTACGAGCAGGCGCAGGCAGGCTACACAAACATTCAATTGATCGACGTTAACCAGGCGACCATTCCAGTCCACATCAATTCGACCATTTCAATTCGGGTCAAAGACACTTCAAATGCGTTTGTGCCCATTTTCGGTGGCAATGTCGTGGACATTGGTTTGGAAGTCCGTGACGTGGGTTCAACCATGTTCACTCAGACTTATTCCATCACCGCGCTGGGCGCATTGGCGCGTCTGCCTAAAGCATTGACCAATGGCGTACTTTCCAAAGATTTTGACGGGGACCAAATTTACACAATACTTTCAGACTTATTGTTGCAAACCTGGGCGGAAGTACCAGGTGCGTTAACGTGGGCAACTTATGACCCAACTGCCACCTGGGCAACTGCGGGCAATATCGGCCTCGGTGAAATTGATCAGCCTGGCGATTATGAATTGGCAGCGCGGTCAAGCGATCGCACCGACATTTATTCATTGATTTCAGCACTTGCAACTTCGGGGTTGGGATATATCTACGAAGACGCATATGGTCGCATTTCATACGCAGATTCAACACACCGCAATGAATACCTAATAAATGAAGGTTACGTACAACTAACAGCCAACCAGGCGCGTGCAGCTGGTTTGCGTACCGAAACCCGCGCAGGGGACGTGCGAAACAACCTCACCATAAAATATGGCGCAACCAGCAGCGCAGAAGTCAGCGCCAGCGACGCAACTTCAATCCTTACCTACGGCACCCTTTCGCAAATCATCACAACAACCCTGCACAATTCGACCGACGCGACTGACCAGGCTGATTTCTACCTGGCGCTACGAAAAGACCCACAACCCATTTTCAGCGAAATTACTTATGACCTTACAAACCCTGAACTAGACAACGCAGACCGCGACGCCCTAATCGAAGTTTTCATGGGAATGCCAGTTGCGATCAATGACCTACCTTCCAACATGGGGTCGATCTTCCAGGGGTTCGTCGAAGGCTGGACATTCCGCGCAGGTTACAACACCCTTTCGGTTTCGGTTAATCTTTCGCCACTTGCCTATTCCGTGCAGGCTTTAGAATGGAACGAAATTTCAAATTCATTTACCTGGTCTGGCGTGTCGCCCACGTTAGACTGGGGACGTGCAACAATTATCGTCTAACTAGGAGAAAACATGGCAAACCCAACAAATCCATTTTCATGGCAAATGCCGACTTCTACTGATTTGGTGACGGACTTGCCAGCAGATTTTGAAACTTTTGGTCAAGCAGTCGCCACTTCTATGGCTGATTTATTGGGCGGCACAACTGGGCAACTTTTATCTAAGGCTTCAAACACTGACATGGACTTTACCTGGACTTCTGCACAATCTCCAATTTTACAAACAACCGCACCTATATCTGGTAACTACTACTTAAGCCCTGGTTCAAGTGTTGGCGGAACAACTGGCATTCCGGCAAACACAACTTACTATTTGCCGATATTTGTTCCAGTGACGACAACCTTTGACCGAATTGCCTGCATGTCTTTTACATCTTTTTCTGGCACTGCTTCCGTTAGACTTGGAATCTATAACAATTCCAACGGCGCACCAGGAACAGTTTTGCTTGACGCTGGAACGGTGAGCATAACGGCCGCAAGCACCATGTCGGCGATAACAATTTCGCAATCGCTGACACCTGGCATTTATTTTCTGGCTGCTAATACTGTAACAGCGGCGACTGCTAACAACTTCTACAGGTACTCTAATTCAGCGGGCAATCCGCTTCTGGGAGCAACTAGAACCAACATCAGCACGGCTAACGCTTCTGAGGGTTTTACTCAAAGCGTAAATGTGACTTCTGGATTCGCAACGGCCGTTTCCCCAGCATTATCAACAACACTTAGCATTATCACTGCAATTAGGGCGGTATAACATGAAATATGTAACTTACGGTAGTGGTGGTTACGACGAAACAAAGCCAAACAACAACGTCATTGAGGAAATCGATATGCCAGATGAGGCAGACGAAACCCAATGACTTATCCTCACGGAACAAATGCACGATTCATTGAAGTCGCCGCAGCAGAAGTTGGCACAATTGAAGAAGGCGACAATTTGACCAAATATGGCAAATTTACAAAAGCCGACGGATTGCCCTGGTGCGGAAGTTTTGTGAATTGGTGCGCTGCACAGGCAGGCGTCAAAATTCATTCCGTTGTCAGCACCGCAGTCGCTGCACATAAATTTAAGGAAATCAATCGCTGGTCGAACATTCCTCAGCTGGGAAGTCTGGCATTCATGGATTTTCCTCATGACGGCGTTGATCGCATTTCACACATTGGAATTGTTGTTGGATTGATTGACAACAAAACATGTTTGACGATCGAAGGCAACACCAGTGGCACTGGCGATCAGCGCAATGGTGGAATGGTGATGATCAAAGTTCGGGGATTTGGTGAAGGCAAGGAAATCGTTGGTTTTGGTATTCCTAAATTCACACCTTACAAGGGAGAATTTCCTAGTGTTGAAATGCCAAAAACGGCAGATAAACCAAAGAAGGAGAAAACCAAATGGAACAAGCCAAAGCCCTAGCAGCTTCTTGGGCACGATCATTCATGGCGGCAGCGCTCGCCTTATACATGGCGGGTGTGACAGACCCAAAGACACTTGCAATGGCAGGGGTTGCAGCGGTTGCACCAGTGATTTTGCGCTGGCTAAACCCAAATGACAAAGCCTTCGGTTCAACGGGGAAGTGAACCGCAGATTCGCAGCGGCAGGGTTGGTCTGGGCACTTGCACTAACCCTGACCGCTTGCGGGTATCAGGGGTGGACACGTTATGAATGCCAAGAATTCGACAACTGGAAAAAACCAGAATGCCAAAAACCGCAATGTATCCCTACTGGAACTTGCACTGACGACATCATTGGAGAAGAATCTTCAAAAACCTTACCGACGCCGCACCCCTGAAGACGTCCACGCGCAACTGATTTTGATTATTGGTTCAACCCTGGCACTGGTTTTTTTGGTCGTGACGGTTGGCATAACTTATGCGCTTATATTCGTGACCCAGCCAATAGGCGCTCAGGCGCCCAACGACGCAGCATTTATTGATCTACTCAAAACCCTGGCCATTTTCTTGACTGGTTCATTGGGTGGCGTACTGGCAGGCAATGGGCTGAAATCTAAGTCTAAGCCAATGGACACGCCGACAACCACGCAAGGTTCTTGACCGCACGCCAATCATGCGTCACCCTGATCTCAGGTGGTAGCACGTATCACCTAGAATCGGGAGAATTCAAAATGACAATGGAACAAATCATTGGTTTTGTCATTATCGGACAATTAACCATCAGCACCATAATTTATTCAATGGGGTACCGCGACGGCAAATCAGTTGGCTACCATCAAGGCCGTTCAACTGGCATGGCCATTGGAAGACAACAGGGGCGTCAACGCTAATGGGATTCCTAGACAATTACGAAGCAAGCCGCGAAAGACTAGAACGTTGGATTAAGACCTATCCAACAGGTCGCATTGAAACAAGAATCGTCGAATTCAGTGCTGAAAAAGGTTACGTTTTGGTTGAAGCCAAAGCATTCCGAAACCATGACGACGTTTTAGCAGCTGGTGTTGATTATGCCTACGGGTACCAGGCTGCCTATCAGCCCAACATGCGTCGCTGGTTTGTCGAAGATTCGGTGACGTCAGCGATCATGCGGGTGCAACAACTGGTCATGGGTGGTGCAGAGCGCACGACGAAAGAAGTCATGGAGCAGGTCGAACGGGCGGCAGCGGTCAAGCCACAACCTGAAGCCCAACCAGATTACTGGACAACCAAATTCGAAGACCACAAGCCAATTGCAACACCCCTAGCGTCAAGCCTGGGTGAAATAGCAAAACAATTAGGCGGTGAATTGGTTGCTGAAGCGCCAATGTGCGCACATGGTCACATGGTCTGGAAACAGTCACATGACGGGGCGCCAAAGAGTTGGGGCGGTTATTTCTGCACCCAGCGCAGCAAAGCAACCCAGTGCCCACCACGTTGGTACGTTCTTGCAAGCGACGGAAAATGGAAGCCACAATTATGAGCGATTATATTGAATTGATTAATCCGAAAACCAGGATTTGTAAGGTCATTCAAGATGGCGAAATAATCACAGAATACAAATTGGAGCAGTGCGACAAATGCTCACAACTTGCCAGGCTTGATGACTTCGGTTATCAGCGTGGATATTCTGGCGAAGCCGTGTTGTGGTTTTGCGGGGCATGTAGATGAGAATGTTATTGAGCAAAGAAGAACAATTCATTTGCCACGAAGCCGCAATTCATTTGGCGCGCGGGAATCCAAATTATTGGGAAACTCGTGATACCAATTATTCGAAAGACAAATCGTTCCACGAATTGATTGCACAGGACGCCGAAAGCATTGGCAGTGAATGGGTTGTTGCTAAATACCTGGAACTTGCATTTGACCCATTCGAGCAAAAAGGTAAAGTCAAGGCCGACGTAGGGCACAGGTTCGAAGTCAGGTGGACAAAGTATGACGGCGGGCAGCTGATCGTGCATGAATACGATCGACCGAGCGA